CTGCTTTGCGGCAGTCTGAATTTCCTCCACGATGGTGCTTTGCACCTCCTGCTTGGCTGCGGTCTGGATTTCTTCAACGATGGTGTTTTGCACTTCCTGCTTGGCCGCGGCTTGAATTTCTTCCGAAAGCGTGCTCTGCACTTCCTGCTTTGCGGCCTCGGTGATCGTGGCGCTCAAAGCCTCTTTCGCTTCTTCCACGGCCTTGTTGATCCACTCGGTCACGGTCTGCTTAAAGATACCCAGCGTGATGGGTTTCATCTTGTTGTCCGGCATGATCTCGCACCTCCTTTCCGGCTCGGCTCACGCGTCCGATCCGTCCGGCGTTTCTTCCTCTGCGTCCAGATCTTCACGTGTGGCAGCGTCCAGCATCAGCCGGCCGGCGCTGTCGTAGGTCAGGCCGCCGCCGGGTGCCAGAACTACCGATGTAACCACGGTCGTTGCGCCGCCGGTGCCGCCGGTGCTCGTTCCGGTCTGCACTGCCGACGCGGAGAGCAGCGCCACCGTGCCGGTGATCGTCGCGGTCGGTTTCGCCTGCGCCCAAAAACGCAGCGTGCCGTCCAGCGCCTCCACGGTCGGGCACAGCCCCGCGTCGTTGGTCGCCTGTGTCGAGGCGAGATCAAGCGCCACGCACGGGAAGCAGGTGCTCGTGGCGTCCGCCACGGCGATCACGGCCTCGTACTTGTACCGCTCGTCCACCGTGTTGTCCGCTGCGCGCTCCGTCCACGCGTCCGCCGGGATGGTGATGTCCGAAATGCGCGCCGTGCCCGCGCTCAGTGCGATTTGCCGGGTTTCTTCCAGGTTGTTTTCCAGCTCCGTCGTGCGCGCTTTCAGCCCGTTCACGTCGTCGGCCAGCGCATAGGCGCCGCCGCCCGCCTGCACCGTCACGGTTTCGGCGTTGCTCACCTCGGTATAAAACTCGATGTCAAATTCACTGGGCAGCAGGCCGTTGTACGCGGGCATCCAGTCCGCCTTGTTCGGCAGTGCCACGGTCATAGCGTAAAGGATCTCGCCCTCGTCGGGGTCCTCGGCAAACAGGCCGATTTCCGCGATGTGGTAGCCATCTTCCAGCGTCTCGTTCGAGATGATCGCGCGCACGTATACGGTGCGGTCGTTCACGATCTCGATCTGCGGGATGGGGATACTCTGGCGTTCATCCTTGAGCGCCTCGCTCTTGGTAAAGTCCTCGTCCTCCGCATAGCTCCCGCAACCGGTGGCTATCCGGGTAAACTGAATGGCGCAGCGTCCGGCCTGCGCTTTGGCCAGCAGTGCAATGCCGCGTTGCGTCGGTGCGGATGGTCTAAATTCCGGCATCTGAGCCACCTCCTACTATCGTCGTTTTGCCGCAGTACAGAGTAGCAACGCCGGTATAAGCCGTTCCCTTTATCGTCGCCGTTGCCCTGTTCCGCTCACTGTTCAGTACGGTCGCCGTGCCCGGGCGCATCCGCATGGTCACGCCGTTGTAAACGGCTCCTTTTGCCTGCCCGCGGTAGCGGGTGGTGTTTGCGATCTGCATTCGCCTTGTGCAGTGCATGGTCACACCGCTGTACACGGTTCCTCTTGCCTTCCCGCTGCCGCTCAAGGTATTTGCGATCTGCACCCGCTTGGTGCAGCGCATCACCACGGCCAGATAGCTGCCGCGGGGCGCTGTGCTGCGCACGGTCAAGCGCCGCAAATGGCTGCGCGCGTTCTTCGTGTAGGCCAGCATATTCGGCACCCACGCCGCGATCTCCGGGGTCAGGCAATCGGTCGTGATCAGGTCAAAGGTCCCGGGTGGCGCGTCGCCCTCGGCGTTGAACCACTCCACCAGCTCCGTGTGCGGCAGCACGGTTTGGATCGTCTCGCGCATCGCGTAGGCCGTGCCGGCGTGCTTCTGCACGCTCAACGCGGTTTTGATGTAGGTGCGCTTCACGTCCAGCGCCGCGCTGCTGTCGTACCACTCTACCTTGAGCTGCACGGCCAGCGCGTCCAGCACCTTTTCCGGTGCCGCGTCGATGTTCGTGTAGACCTGGCTTTGCTCGGCAAAGTCCAGCAGTTGTCCGGTCTGGTAGAACAGCGCCGCCGAAAGCGCTTGTACCCACGGCTGCGCCGATACGATACGCGGCAGGGCATCCGTGATCTTCGCTTCGTTCAGCTTAATCATGCTCAATGCCTCCGTAAGTCAGGTTGCACTTCACGGCGCGCGGCACCTGCGTTTCGCTGATGGACGTGTCCACCGGGCTGCGCACGGCCACGCGTTTTGCGCCCGCGGCACGCACGCGGTAGATCAATTCCGTCGGGTTGATGTCCAGCCCTACCGTCTGCTGCCATTCCTGATAATCCTGCACCGCCTGCTCTACACTCTCCTGGATCAGCCCCGCGCCCTTGGAATTGCTTTCCGCGATCCAATACGTCAGGTCGATGTCGTACTCCACCACGTCCGGTGCGTGGCACTCCACCTTGTCCGTCAAGGGCCGGATCGTCTCGCCGGAAAGATATTCTTCCATGCTCGCGATCTCGGTTTCGCTGGGCAGTTTCCCGTCCAGCAGCGTAAAGTACACGGCCACCACGCAGGGCGATGGGCTTATCACCTTCACGTCGGCCACGTCGCTGCGCCACGATTTCGCGTAATACTCGTAAGCGTCCTTTGGCCCCGCGCAACTGTACACGCTCGGTGCCAGATAGATGCGCCGCGTCAGGCTTTCGTCGCTTTCCGGGTCGGTGCCGCCGGTGCTCGCGTCGATGCTCTCCACGCTCGCCACGTATGGGATCGGGTCAACCAGCGTGTCGATCGCGCCCGCGGCCAAGTCCGTGCTTCCGGTGCCTTCTTCCTCGGCGCGCACGGTCACGTCCGCGCTCGTCTGGCCGATCGGCACCTCCGCGTATTTTTCGGTCGCAAAGTAGATCCCCGCGCCGGTGCGCACCCGCGTTCCTTCCGGGATCATCACCACGGTTTTTTGCGCCGCCGAAAGCGTAAACCGTACCGTGGCCGTGGCGTGCTCCGCGCCGTTGCGCACAATGCCGAACAGCGCGGCCAGGTTGTCCAGCGCCTCGCCGGTCGCGGTTTTCAGCATCTCCGATTTTCCTTTCGCGTCGATGTACTGCATAACCTGATACACAATCAGCGAAATGCTTTTCAGCGTCAAGTAGATCGGGTCGGCCTTGCTCAAGGTCGGTTCTTTGTCGGTCAGGCTTTTGTACTCTCTCGCGTAGATCGCCATAACCATGTCCTGTGTCTCACTCAAGGTCAGCCCGTTGATAAAAGACATTTCCGGCACTTCGGCCAGCTCCGAGATCTCAGACAAGTTCCACCACCACCTTCGGCTTCAAACGCCCTTCTTTGTCGCCGGTGTATTCTACTCGCGTCACGCGGGCGCGCGGTTCGTACAGCGCGGTTTTCCGCACCACTTCCGCCGTGTAGAGCACCTGCGCGCTCTCGCTGCTCTGGTCCAAAAAGTCCGTGCTCAATCCAAAGTCGCGGTCAAGGCCCTGCTCGCCCGCCATGCTGCCGTACAGCGTGCACAGGCACCGGGAGATGTCCTCAAGCTCCGTATCGCTGTACGATCCCAGCACGATCATCTCCACGTCTGTTTCGTCTGCCTTGGTCATGCGTATTCCTCCAATTCAAGCGAAACGGTGCAGCTCGTCAGGCCGTACCGGATCATCTCGTCCCACGTGTCCGATTCGCCCACCAGCTTAAACGGGCATCCGCCCACCGGCGCGTTGTTGATGATCAGATAATCCACCGTCCCCGCCTCCACCATCGCCTGAATTTCATTCAGCATGGTGCGCGGCGATACGCCGTTCATCGCGTTCAGGATGATGTCGCACTTGTACTGTTTCAGGCCGGGGCCAAGGTATTCGCTCCGGGTCTTGCCCTGCACCATGCTGTGCGACGCCCAGTCGCTCGACGTGCTGCCGCTGATGTTTGTCGGGGTCATCACCCGGTAGATCGAGGCCGTAAAGATCAGCCCGCCAAAGCTCCCCACACCGGAAGTCACTGCCTTGTAGATGCTCAGGCCGGAGTGCAGCGTGCCCAGCAGGCTTCCGCCGGAGGTCAAAGCTCGGTACGTGGTCAGGCCGCTTTGCAGCGTGCCAAGGATTTTCGATACGCTCATTCGCCGCCACCTCCCGCGCTTGCGGCCTGTTCTTCCGCGTAGGCCGCTACGTCCAGCAGTTGCTTTGCGATGCTTTCCAGCAGCACGTCAAAGGCGCTGCCGCTGGCGATCGTGCCCACGCCCATCTTTGTCAGCGCGGCATTCACGTCGGCGCGCACCTCGTCGGTGATCTCTTTTTGGGTTTTCGGGTAACTCATAGCGCACCCTCCTTTTGCGGCCTGTTACGGCATAGGCACCTGCGACGGTACGCCGGTCACGTTGGATAGGTGCTTGTGCGTTGTCAGCGCGATAATGCCGGCCTTTACCTCGCCCGTGGCCGTCACATTGCCGGTCACGTTCACATTACCGGTAAAGCTCGCTTTCGGCGTGTCCAGCGTCATGCTGCCGCTTGCCGAGATCGTCACGCTGCCGCTCTGGTTCAGCGTCACCGTACTGCCGCCCACCTCGATCGTCAGCTTGTTCGAGGCTTTAATGGTCACGTTTCCGTCGCGGCCGATCGTCACCGTGCTGTCGCCCACTTCCAGCGTCAGGTCGCCGGGCAGCGTCATGCTGCTTTTCTCGCTCTGGCCGTCGTAGCGGAAATACGCCTTGCCGTACTCGGCATCGTATTCCTGCCGCCACAGCCCCTCCGCGCCCTCCGCGGGCTTGTTTTCCTTGCACCAGATCGTACCCAGCGACGTGCCTTCTTCCGTGCCGTTCGAGTTGTGCAGCACGTTCACGAGGTCGCCCACCTTGGGCATCCGGTACAGCCCGTTCGAGATTGGATTGATCGTGCCGGTCACGCTGCCGCTTCGGTCGTCGTAGGTCACTTCAAAGGTGCCCGCTTCGTAGTTGATGGAAGATACCTTCCCGCATCGTACAACGTCCGCCATTTGTGCACCCCCG